TCTATATTATCTTCGTCAATATTCTCTGTGTTACCAGCTATTGAGAAGTCCGTAGGGAACTCGCCGGACTCGGCGTGAATCTCAAAATCATTCCATTTCTTGCGGTCTATGCTACCTATTGTAAATTGTCTAGTTCTAGCTACGGCTTCCACTTCTACAGCAGTAGCTGTATCTTGACCTAGTGTAGAAATTATAGCATCTTGTCCGTTTTCATTTACATCTAGTTGATGTATACCACCTTGTTTATTGATAGCGTATACGGCTCTATTTGTGCCTTTACCAGCTACAATCAAGTCCAATATATCAAAAGTCGTAGTACCATTTCCATAGGTATCAATAGATTCCCACTGTTTATTTAGAAAGTTGTAAATAATAACAGCATTGTTTTCTATTGAATCATCTAAAGGAACTGCTAAATAATATCTATTATCAAAGTATGCTGATACAGATTTATCTGCGTGGGCTTTATTTATACGTTGGATAGTTTTATTTATGGGCTCACTGAGCGGTAAAGCAGTACCTCTAAGGTTGTACTCATCTACGAAAGATATACCATAAACACCATTATCGGATAAGAATAAAACCTCGGATCCGATTTGTTCTATACTTCTACGAGCTAAACATCCAACCTCGTCAGTTACTTGTCTTACAGATGATGAAGCAAGATTTATTGTATTAAATACAGTATGAATACTATTACGATTAAATATAATAAGTTGGTCATTAGCAAATGATTGGAATCCTACCACGAAGTCGGCACTACCAGCATTGAATCTAAACTGTGAAAATATTTGGTCAAATGTATCCGAATCTAATATATCAGATATAAGCACTTCGTCCTTGATATTCCTATCAGTAATTGTTGCACTTCCGGATGATCCAGTAACTTCAAAGTTATATGGTACTACTAATCTCTTATTATGATAAGCACCGAAGTTTGGAGCTGGCGAGTGAGTAAACCCTAAGCCCTCCGAAACCTTTTGTGTAAATACTACATCGGTTTGATTAGTTACGTCACTTGAGTTTACAAAAAATTTGAATAATGAACTTGTTGCTTCTGAAACTATAAACTCAGTAAACGCAGTTAATGTACTACTTCCAGCAACTGTTAGAACCACTGTATCACCTTGAGACAAAGTGTTAGATACTGTAACTGTAGCTACTCCGTTAGTTATAACAAATCCAGTAGCAGCGAGTTTAACCGGTTGAGTGTAATCACCATTAGCAACCAACAAGAAAGTAGGACTTACTTTAGCATCTGACAACGTATAAGTCTCTGATCCGGTTCCAGATCCTATTGAGTAAGTAAATACTTTGTCGCTAATTTTAGTTATTTCAAATTGACCAGTAGGATCAGTGGTTCCAGTGAGCCCACTAATATCTACAGAATCTCCAGTCTCTAATCCGTGATTTGCAAATGTGGTAATTCTACCAGTAGTAGCAGCATCACCGCTACTATCAACATTACCTCTAGTTGCTTTACTGATAGTAATAGGAGAAAAGAACTTATTATTCTCTAAAGATATTTGACCGCCTCTAAATATAATTACTTTATTAAATACTTGTAAAATCGATGAATCCTCTGGAATTGTTTCACCAGTCTTCAACGGCATATCAAAGGACTCTAGTGTACTTGTGTTAAATGCTACAACCTTTGCATTAGAAGCAAGTAATATATACTCTTCATCAGTTGTTTCATTTGGATCACTAAACTTGCATCCGCAAGTAACTTCAGATACTGCGGAGTCATTCAAGATAACGCCGCCAGCACAAGGTAAAAACTTTGGAGGTGTACCAGTAGTAAGTTCTTGAGGAGTAAATGAAAATCTTTCTTTTCCGTGATTGTACACAAGTGTTCCGGTAGGAGTTACAGCTAAGCCAGTTACTACCACATCAAAAGAGTTTGTACTTACATTTGATATAAATCTATCTCCGTTCGGATTTGTTCCGGAAGCAACACTTAATCCACTTATTGTAATCGCTGTTCCGTTTGATAATCCGTGAGCAGTTTCATTTATAGTTAGTGTAGTGCCAGATCTACTATATGAGTCCGCAGTAACATCAGTGCCTCCAGTGGCAGTCATATTTGCACCATTAGATACAGTCAATGTACTACTACCAGATACCGCATATGTTAATGTGCTACTAGTAGGAACAGATGCTATAGTAAATGTTCCATTCACGATGTCCGGATTAGAATCATCTGAAACAATATCGTTTACTTGTATTGTATCTCCTACAGATAAATGATGATCATCAACGGCACTAGTCGCTTCATTGTAAGTTGTCAAAGTTACAACTCCACCAGAATGTGTAGCGGCACTTATAGTATGGGACAAGAGCATTATTTCACCAGCTGTAATCTCATCTTCTGTAGGTAATCTTAGAGCTGTACCACTTACTGCAAAAGGTGATAATCTATTCTGTACACCTTTACGAGATTGCCATTGACCATTGAGGTCTAGTCTTCCGTTCTCGCTCTTTTGTAACATCCCTGGGCCAATCTGATCCGGGCGTAAGCGATCGTTGAATCCTTTGAATCCAAGCTCCTGTTCCTCTAGCTTTTTATCATCACCAGCTAGATATGTATCATAACGTGCCATAAATTAACCACAACGCCATCTACGAAGTGCTAGAGCCTTGCGTGTAGGACGGCCTTTAGAATCTGTCATAGGGCCTTTTACGCCCTTCATACGAGCACAGAAAGATTTCTTCCTGGCAGCTCTTTTACCTTTAGGATTTTTTTCTGTTACTGGTGGTTTTAGATTGGCACCTGTCTTGCGCTTGAAGTAAGCACGTCCAGCTGCTGTCAATCCACCCTTTTTACTTTTGTGCTCTTTTCTCATTAATTCACTCTATTGTTTTTTAAATCGTCTATAAACTTTGCTTCTTCTGGAGATAATTGATCTATTTTGCCCTCTTGTAAATTATCTAAAAATTCATTAAAACTTTTCATTCCTCCGCCACGAAATCCTTCGAACTGACCTTCGTCTCTCAAAAAACCCTCTTTATTTATACGAATAAATTTTTTAAAATCCTCTATATTTCTTTTTCCAGATTGTCCTGTTATCGGATCAAATTTTTGGTTGTTAAAATCTCCTATTTCTTGCATTTGATCCGCAATCATCTGTCTGTCCAACATTGTTAGTACACCAGGTTTTTTTAACATTGATCGCAATGAACCAAACATCTCTTCTTTAGCATTTATTTTGTTTAACGCCGTATTAGGAATTGAGTATCCTAGAACGGGCAATGGAGTATCATCAGTTCCTACTTTTCGAGTTCCGTCTGGATTTACGCTAACAACAGATTTGATTGAGCCATCTGGATTGTATGTATATTGCAATGCCATTACTTTTTAGTTCTTACTTTCGCTGATGGTGTATTTGGGACAACGGCTCTTCCGCCTTTTTGGCCTCTCTTCTTTTTGCGAGCTGTTGCAGCACGCTGGGATTTCGATAGACTTCTAGCTTTAGCCATCGGAAGGCACCTGTCGGGATTCTTCTTGTTCTTAGATGTTCCGCAAGGGCCTTTGATTTCTCCATCAGTACCAATCCTTACCCAGTTTTGCTTTACCCATTTTTTTAGTTCACCCATTACTTTTTCTTACGTTTACCTTTAGCACCCTTTGCGTAATTAGGATCCTTACAATACTTAGAAGCAGCCATATTCGCATAAGCACTTGGGTACACATCAAATGTACGTCTTGCCCAAGCTTTACCGGCTGCACATATCTTATTACCCTTTCTTTTTGCTGCCATTCTTAATTAACGATTTTAGTATTTTAGCTTGTCCAGCGTGAGCTTTACTAGCTTGTTCTAGCTTTCTAGCTACGCTTAGTATTTTTCTTTTCACCTCGTAGTACCTCCAGGTCTGCTGCTGTTATCTTATCTCTAGGGATCGCCAAACGTGCAAGTTTTTTTTGTTTAGGACTGTATTTACTAAATGGCATTACTTACGTCTCCTTTTAGTTTTACCTTTTTTACCACCAGGGCAGCTACCCTTACCTTTGTGCATTACTTACGACCCTTCTTTTTCATAGTTTTCTTTTTAGGTGGTCTTCCGACTTTACTTCCGTATGTTCCTTTACCGTATGGCATAATTATTATCTCCTATTTGGGTTATTAGATTTTTTTGTTTTTTTTGAAGTATTTTCTAGAACTCGTCTACCGTAGTCAGGATCAATCATCTGTCTGTCTAACATTGTTAGTACACCAGGCCCTAAGTATTTCCCTAATGATTTTCTCTGGGAAGGATTGTTTTTTGCTATATTTGCTAACTTTGCAAGGATTTTAGATTTTTTCATAATATTATAAGTTTTTGTAAATTAAATTCTAGAATTACTTTCTTTTAATTAGAGCCACTGTCAGTAAACAAAGTCCCATAAATAAACCAACAAATGCAGGCTCTGGCACACTATTGTAATCTACTGAAAGTCTGTACTCTACTTCATTCCAGTTGTACTCTTTACCTTCGTAAAGTAATCCGTCAAATTCACTGTATGCCCACTCTGGTATAGATGGTACAAAGAAATAATTAAAGTTAGTGGATGTAATGCTATCACCCCAACCGTAGTCGAAGTCGTTGTCAATATCAAGTTCTGAAAATTCGTGGCTCATTTTTTAAATAGGGATGTAAAGATTGATGCTACCTCTTTAAAGGCTTTGGCAATGAAGTTGTCCTTAGGCAGAAACATCATTACTATAGATATTATACCAATGTAGGCAAATGCTATTCCTAGCATATTGTCCTTGTAGTTGTCGAAAATGTATTTAAAAAATTCCATTAGTTTATAGGTGATACTTGTCTTGTGTTTGAATGTGGTTTTATATCATCTCCCATTGGCTCAAAAGGAGTTTCTACAATAGGTAGATCGGACTTGACATTATCTGATTTTGACTCAGAATCGGGTGATGAATTACTTTCTTGAGTTTGCTCTTTACTTTCAGTTTTTTCTTGCTGGTCTGACGATTGCTTATCTTTGCTATCTTGTTTTGAATCGCTATCTTTAGATGATTTATCTTCTTTTGATTCTTTTTGCCCTTTATCTTCTTGCTTATCATTAGATGATTTATCCTGTTTTGTTTCTTCTCCTTTTTGTTCTGAGCCTTGCTTGGTTTCAGTATTGGAAGACTGAGAGGATTTATCTGAAGAGTCGGATGGTGAAGATTGAGAAGATGAAGGTGTGGGATCCGGTGAATCAGCGCTTCCGGACTGTGAAGAGGAGGGTGAAGCGATAGCTTCAGCTCTCTCTACAAAGTCTTGTGCAGCATCTATCTTTTCGGCCATCACTACTTGACCCCAATCATTTAACTCGTGGAAATCAACAAAGGTATCAATAAAGAATGGAGCTTCGATACGCTCCTCCACAACATCGTTTGCGATGCTCGCCACGAAGACTTCTGTCTGATCTACCGCAACCGTTGTCTGAGCAACTGCGGCTGTACTTACAGCAACACTACCAGCTGTTCCTAGTTCGCTAACCTTCTGTACAACAGGTAGGTCTTTTATTTTTTCAAGAAGCGACTTTTTAAGTTGCTTACCAGCTGACCTGGCTTGCTGGATAGCTTCAGCAGACTGCTCTTTAATCTCTTCAGAACTTTGGTAATTTTTTCCGTCCAAGACTTCGGACAGAGAATCCCGCAATTCTTTGAGTTTATCTTTGGCAGTTTGCTTATCCATTTACATAATTTACAATTCATAATTATTTACTTACTGCGGCACTTCCAAAATAAAAGGAAATAATACTGATAACCGCTGTTTTGATTTCTGGTAAAATTATATATCCGTGTAGAGTTTCGTAAGTTGTGCCTTTAACAAAGCCAAACCACTTGCTATATTCGTGAGCAACTGTTACGCCTTCTTCGCTATGAGCTAAAATAAATGGTGCAACAATTACTCCAAATAGTACAGTCAATACAATAATACGTCTAGTCCAAGCACCAAAGGCATCTACCCTAGCTGCTGCTGCATCTGCACTTGCGTCTGATGCTTGTTGTCTTTTAATAAGTCCTTCAGTGACAGCTGCTTGGTTTTGAACCATAGTGCCGATCAACTTGAATACGAACCCGGAGAATCCTCCTCCTAGCATTGCTAATAATTCTGTTGTCATTTAAGATCCTTCCATAATTTATAGATTGATAAAATAGTTAGAGCAATCAAAGCTGTTTTAGACACCACACCGAGCACAAGGTCTACGCTCTGCAATGTATCCGTGGCTATCCATCCGAAGATTCCTACGGATAATCTTTGTAGTGTCTCTTCCATACTAAACTTCCTCTGGTTCTGGGAAGGTGACGCTAGTTGTGATAGCTGACTCTTCATCTTCTGTTAGTTCGTATCCATTTACAACAAGGGCATACTTGCTGTCAGCAGTCATTTTTGGGTAAGTATGATAACGAGTACCGGAACCTACTCTATGGTAAGCGTAGCCTCGTCTAGCACCCTCTGTGTCTGCTCTTGCAATCGCATCGGTCTCTGTGTCGTATACTAAGTAGTTAATTGTTTCTTCGCTCATAATTAGTAAATATTATAATGATTGTTTATGTCTGTATTTAAATCAGCAACATCATCTTGTAATTTTGCTTTGTAATAAATGACCTCTGATACTCGACCATCCCAAGGAAAGGACGAAGAACTACGAACGTTTCTACCTATAGCACCATTTGTTGTATCTATTGCTGCACTTTGGATAGCAGTTGTTCCTTTTGATACGTTATCTAAAAATGCTTCTGCGTTTGTATCTCCCGTGACAAAAGATGCTAAGTAAGTTCGGTTAGCATCATAACTTCCCATATTTATTTTAGTAGCTGAGTCTCCGTAACCAAAATACATAGTACTACCAGTAAATATAGGTGTATAAAACCTAGATGTACTACTACTGCTACCAAGCTGACCAGCAACAGTACCGTTTCCAGAATTAACATCTCTTTCAAATACAACAAATGTTGAAACAGTATTAATGTTATCAATTACAGCAGGTACATCTAAATGGTCAGAGCTAGGAATAAAATTAAGAGATGGTTTACCTTTTGAATTTTTAACTGTACCTCCGTTATGAACAATTAATGGTTGTTCACTAGCTGTTGTCTGTGTAGCATCGTTACCGCTGTCACTTTGGTCGTACCAAGTTTCTACGAAACCATCACGAGCTATGCGAGACACTTTGAAATCTGATATACTATAATTTTGAGTACCCTCGGTATCGCCTATGGCAAAATAAACAGCAGTTGCATTTGTAGTAATACTACCAGAATTAAATCCATTTGTAATTGCTACAGAACTTGAATTAGCATTTGATGTACCATCAGATTGTTTTAAAATAACCGCTGGTGTTCCACTTGTAATGCTTGCATTGAATGAATAATAAACCACTTTTCCACTAGGTACATTTTGCTCAAACTGCCATCTAGCTCTTGTGCTTGCTACTCCAGCACTATAATCTATAGTATACCCATCTTTACCATTTGAAGTAAAAGCACTTCCATAAGGGGCGGTTGGGTCATCACTCCAGTCAGTAGACATATCATTCGCATCATTGTACAACCCATAATAGTTATTGATGTTGGACTCAATCTTGAAGCGATTGTCTGATTGGTCAGTAGCATAAAATATAGCTTCTTTCATACTACCATTAAGTGGGCTACTTGCACCATTACCTCTAGCTCCTAGCTTAACAGTGCCAATAGATTTATCACCAACATCTGAGTCAGCACCATTGTCTATTATAACTGCATTGCTATTAAAGTCAGTAGTAGTGCCACTATTTATATTGGACACTAAGTACATTTTATTAGCTATATAAGGTGTAGCAGTTAAGTTACTTTTTAGTGTTGCAGAATTATCTCTTGCTTGCCAACCTAAATTACCACTACTATGAAATAAAGTATTATACATAGGGCTACTTAAACCAGCATTACCAGCTCCAATAATATATTGAGTCGTACTAGCTGCATCTGAATTTACTACAATAAAAGCAGAAGATACTGCATCTGTTCCGGTATAAATTGATTGTAAATCATCTGCTAACAAAAAATCATCACTTCCGTCAAAGTCTATTCCATCAGAGAGCAATGCTCCATTCTCTGCAATCTTTGGTTGGTTAGCAGCAGTTGTTTGAGTTGCATTGTTTGACCCAGCTTGGTCGTACCAAGTATGGACAGTAGCTCCGTGTTTAATTATTTCAAATTTTAGATTCGTTAATGATATAGAAGAACTGCCAGAACTAACTATTGTTTGTAAAAATACAATAGACCTAAAGTCATTTGAACCATTACCAGTAAATTCAAATGAAAAGTCTCCGGAGTCTCCGTTAGAAAATTTAAAAGTATCAGATGATATTGTACCTACACCAGTTGATGTTAGGTTTGCAAAATCGTGAGTAGAAGAAGCAGTATCATTACTGCCTTGTTTTATATTAAAACCAGTTCCTCCACTAGCTGTGTAATTTACGGTACCAGAAAATCTAAATGTAGTGCTAGCAGATTCAGCTGCTGTAAGTGTTGCTGGTAGTACATAGTTATATCTAGCTGTGTTATCAGCAAATGTTTCAGTAGTTGCAACAAATGAGTTAGATGTTGCCGTTAATGTACTCCATTTTCTAAAATCAGAACCAATACCACTTGGGTAATCTACTGCACTAAATCTATCTGATAGTGTTTCATTTAAAAATCCATTAAGATCAGTAACACTTGTGCTAGCAGAACTACTACCAGTGGTTTCTTCTCCTACATTAGATACTAAAGAATTATTACTAACATTTCCATCTGAATCAAAATGTACATTTACCTCTATATCGTCTGAGCTTCTGCGAATTTGTGCACTTGGACTAATAACAGATGCAGTTAATGAAGAAAATGCTACAATTTCTCCAACATCACAATTTACTGATTGATTATTAGAATCAACTGCATTTAGTATTCTACCTACTTCTCCTATTCCAGTTTCGATTTTGTATTTGTCTGTTCCGCTATAATAACTTCCAAAAAATACTGTAGCTGTTGTCCAAGCACCACCTACGATAGTTACTCCATCCTTTGTATAAGTTGCAATAGATGAACCAACAACCCATTTGTTACCTACAAGCGGACTATCGCTTTCTACATAGTATTCAAATGTTATTGATCCGCTAAATCCAGCAAGAAAATCATTGTTATTTAACCAAAGCTGTGGATTTGATGGACTATTTACACTTGTAAAAAGAGCAACATTACTTTTACCTTCATAAGTAAAACCCCCAACGCTTGTAAATAATGAAGTACTATTTGGAACTAACCCATCAGTACCAGAACTAAAGTCAGCAGTGTAAACTAAACTAGGCCCGTCTTTTACCTTACGAAGACTATAAGCAGCTGCGGCTGTTGCTACATCTGCTGGTAGTGTAGTCTCTAGTTTACCATTTACCCATTTTTCTAAAGTACCATCTTGTACTTGATTAGCTGAAAATCTTTCCTCATCATCTATTCCAGATGTAGTATCATATGGTTCTCTACGTGCTCTAACAACAGAGCCATTCATTGCGCCAATATCTCGCAATGAGTACGCTGCTGAGGCACCACCGAATCTACCAGCTATTCCTAGATCGGTATAGTTTGCACTAGCACCATCCAAGATATTCCAGGATGCACCAAGATCACCCTTCAACTCTGTTTGGGCAGATGCTAGATGTTCTGAAGACATAATTAGTCAGTAAACTCAGTTAAGTATAAGTTTGATGTGGTTGTACCAGCTCTGATAAAACTAGCATCTTGCATAGCTTTTTTACTAAATGTATAAGAACGTCCGGCGTATAATCTGTGACCCTTAGGGGCTGATTGACTTGCAGAACCTGTAAAGTTTACAAAGGCATCTGCATCTTGAACGTCTAATGCAATGTATTTAGTTAAACCGCTATAAGAAGTAGTTACACCCTCTGGTGATGAGCTACTAGCGAGCTCTATACGCTCCATAGTAGTACCAACAGTTGGCTTTGGGTACAAGTTAGTTACGAATGAATTAGGCATAGGTATATTTTATATTGTTTGTCAACGTCTTTGACGATTGACATAAGTTGAAAATTTCTTGTTGATTGAGTTATTATTTGATCTAAGATCAATCTTTTCTAACTCTAAATCCAAGTACTCGTTGGCTAGCTTTTCTTCAGTCAAAGCCTTGCCGTGCTGGCCATCCATTCTAAGAAAGTCTGCATATGTAGCGTGAGCTAAATAATGAAAAAATTCACCGGGTATATCCGTTGAGTTTTCGTCAAATGTAGATAACTCTTTCTTGTAAGTTACAAAAACAGATGAGTCCTCAGTATTGGCAATATTAAGAACATTGGCTCCGTTAGCATCTACAAAAAAATCGTACTCAATAGCTGAGTTATTTTTGAATGGCTCTTTTCTATGTATTCTAATAAACTCACCAATATTGTTTTTACTAGTCTGTGTGTAAGGAACTATCTGTGTATCAGTAGTCATAGTTCTTTCTTCACCGACTACTAAATACCTGGGCCAAGATGGACTTGTATTATACGCTTGTGATGCTCTTCTGTTTACTAAGTTTTTTATCTTTGTATCTTCATCTGATGTAAATGAACTGATACCAGCTAAAGCCTCTATCAAGGCTTTGAGATCACTATAACTTCTATCTTGCATTATATTTTATTAGGACTTAGATCCTGGAACTTCTTGTTGTAGTACTTTAAAAACTCTTTAGAATGTACTTCCTCGTGGCCGTACTTCTTTGTTAGTCGAAAGAACTCACGAGCGGGCATAGTAGCTACACACTTTCCTAGAACAGGATGTGTTTTGCCTCTTTCCTCTGCTGCTTGCTTTTTAGCTTGTGCAACTCGTAAGTGTTCGGTTTCCTTTTCTAATTGAAAACCACTCTTGATTTCATTTAAGAATGCTTGATCGATTTCACCATCTGTGAAATTTTTCGGTAAATTAGTAATAATATCCATAAGTAGTTTTAAATTAAAAAAGGTGGGGGCCGAAGCCCCCGACCTAGAATTTAATTAGTTAGAGAATTGTTCTCCGGCTGTTGGGTAGTAAGCCAAAAGGATTCTGAATTTACCTTTGGTAGCGTTACCAAAACCATTACCAGTTCCGTTAGAATCAATATTAACTGCACTTACAACGTGAGAAGTTGCTGTTGCTCCATTTAAAAGAGCTCCAGTGTTCTCATAGATAAGACCAGCAGTATCGCCTGTGAAGCAGTTAACTTCAGAAACGAAACCGTTGTCATCTCCATCATCACCAAGTGCGATAGTAGCATCTGAAACAGCACTACCTGTGCTTACGTCAGCTGTTACTAACTCGTCAACGATGATTGCTGCTTTAGCGATAACTCCAGCAAGTGCTGAACCACCAGCTTGAACAGCTGTTGTTTGTGAGCCTGTTGATGCAGACAATTCTGAAGCCTTGAAAGATGCTTCGTGAGTATATCCAAGAGCTAATGTCTGGATGTCACCGATTTTTTTAAGTTCGATAGCCATAATTAATTACCTCCTTGATTAGTCTGTGATTTTACCGTGTGCTTGTGGGTGATATACTCCTAATGTTAGAGAGCAATCAACATAACCACGCTCACCGCCACCTAAGTTAGGTAGACGTGTAGAGCCCAATGGGATCAACTCGTGGATACCAGCATATTCCGGGTTCAACAAGTAACCAGTTTCGTTAACTGGATCAGTTGTTGGCATACAGTCTGGGTTACCATTGATAACTGAAACGATACCGTGATCTGATTGATATAACTCAACAGATAGTTTGATAGTACCGCTGTCACCGTTGTGGTTGAACTCACGATTCTCGTTGTTAACTCCAACACGAGCGAAATCAGAAATTGTACGGCGTAATGCTGTATCAGCAACTAATGTTAAAGAATCAGTTGTTCCTGTTTTGCGGTAGATTGAAGTGATGAGATCGTTGAACTCAGCCTCTGTGATAGCTGTACCACCTTGGTCTTTGATAGAAGCAGATGGTGTTCTGAAATCAGCTGGAACAGGGTTTGTAGCCTGTGCACCGTTTTGAATCCATTTGCCTAAACCACGGAATCCGTAAGCTGTACCAGCACCGTTTTCTACTGCCATTTCATTGTTTGAGCAGATAGTAGCTTCGATGTCTCGTTTGATTTCACGGATTGCTTTAGCTTCAGCTTGAGCGATTTTCGCAGGGCCTACAGAATCCACAGCCTCTTGGAGGTCGGATACCATATAGTCACGGCGGAATTTTTGAACATAATTGCCAAGACGAGCACGTCCAGAGAATTTGTCAGTGAAAGCTGTTACGTCAGCACCTTCAGCAACACCAGCAGTTGATGGTGTGTCCAGGCTGTCAACAGTCCACTCAACAAATGTAGACGAAGCACGAGACTTCGGCAATGTTGAAAGGATAGGAGTTTCTTCGGGAGCAAGAATAGACAAAACATCTGTCAAGTCTTCTCTGTTGGAAACCGCTGATCCTTGCCCAGTTACTGCACTGGGAGCATTAGGATTGTATGTATCTGAGAATGACATAATTTTTAATAATTATCGATTTTTAATTTGTAGTGTTCTGAGATTAATAAAATCACTTTTTGTGCCACTTTGTTTAAATCGAGAGCTAAGATCTTTAAGTGCCTTAGTTGACTTATTCACTGTTTTCTCTGATGTGCTTGCACCGGTTGCTCCGGTTTTTGTAGGTGTTAGGGTTGGACTAGCCACTCCGCCTTTGACCGTTTGCCTACCATAAATACTATTAGCAGCGTGTGCCATTAAGTAATTAAGTTGAGGCCTTACATCCGGCCCGGCTGATTCTCTTAACTTCTGGAATCTTTCGTCACCTATAATAGCTTCGTATTGTTTCCGAAGATCATTATCCTCGCCCCCCATCCAAGTGAGCTCTTCTCTTGCTTTTTGTTCAAAAGCTGTCTCTAGTTGATTTGCTTGTTCAACTGTTTGGAGTGTTCTGAGTTGAGCCGGCAAATACTTATCTCTGGCCTTGCGTGCATTAAGCAAACTTGCACGAACTTCGGACTTAGTAAGAGATTTACCCTCAACTTCTGCGATATAATCATTTGGCCCAGATCCATCTGCGTTAAACAAAGTATCCTCTGCCCATTCAATGACTTGGTTAACTTCCTTTGCTTTACTTTGGAGATCATCTAGTGTCTCTAAGTTAGAGTAAGGATTGTTGTTAACTTCCTCTGAAGGATTTAGTGGACTTTGTTCACTCAGTTGAGATTGCAGTTCTTTTAGTTTTTCTTCAGCTGCTTTACGCTTTGCGGTGAGTTCACCATAGCGAGCAACTGCTCTGCTTCCCAACTTTTCAGATAGTTCCTTGAGCTCATCATCGGACATATCATCAAGATCAAACTGTGAAAGAACATCCTCGGAACCTTGTGGTTCTCTGGTTTGTTCAGCACCTTCTGTTTGGCTAAGTACTTCTTCGCTAATCTCAGACGAAGGTTGCTCTGCTACTTCTTCTTGTGCCTCTACGGGTGGAGCTACTTCTTGAGTTGCCTCATTCTGTTGCCCCAAACGGCGGTTGACAAAATCCGCCATTGACATATTTGACTGTTTCGCTGTTGTTTCATTTACAGGTTCAGCGACTCCTGTTGTGATTTCTTCTGACATAATGTTTATCCACTCCTTAACGCCGAGCGATGGCGATGACTATATTATATATTACTATGCAATAGTTTAAAGTCTGTCTTGAAATCTCTTTTGTAGATTTCTCCAGTCGCACATTTGTAGTACCTGGTCATAGGTAAGAATCCTACCAGATATCTGTTGTATATTGTCAGAAGTAGCTTCGTGCAACTCTTCTATAGTCTCCTCTCGGAGATCACTTATTACTTGTAAGAATCGAGCAAAGTGCTCGTGTTGTGATAACGTTTGTAAGTCTTCTTCTAAGCTCATAAATTAAAAAGGTAATTGCTTTTTAAACATTAGGGTATCCTCATACCTTTCTTGTCTTTTCTCCTCGCTTTGATCAGCGGGAGCAAAAAATCCTTTGAACATAGCGTCACTAATTTTCTCTAAATCACCAGTCTCTATTGCATCTACGATTGCCTTTTTATCATTTCTGTTGAGAATTGGTTTTCCTACGATTTTTTCCATTTGATTTCCAAAAAGTATGTCATAAATATAATTAGCATACTCTTCATAACTCCTATCTTTGCCTCTGGCATCTAAGAACATATCGAAGTATTTACTATGAAAATCAAACCCAAGAGGCCCATCTGCTCTTCCTGGTATTGGGTTACCGGCTGCATCTCTTTGCTTTTCATCTAGTCTAAAGCTTGGTGCTTCTGTATTTCCGTGACCTAGAAGAACAGGAATTAGTAGTCTAACATTTTTTTCTGGTTTGTTAATCAAAGCATTAGTGTAACCCTCTGATGCAAGTTGTGCATTTCGGTTGATTTCTTCTAGAGTGCCAAATATATTATTTTTTCCCTGTTTTGGATTTAGCACTTTTATTTGTGCATACTGTGCTTCTGGAGTTTCCATTTCACTTCTTGATATAATCAGATCTGGTAAAACTGTAACTCCGTTTTCTTTTTTACCACCTCCAAGTATTTTATCCTGTATTCTTTCTGCAACAGGTTTGTTTTGTTCTCCTTCTCCTAGTCTAATAAGGTCTACTTTGGGAAAAGAAGCAAAATCTATAGTATCTATAAAATCTTTTTTCTTACCAAGGTTGCCACCAAGTATTGAGTTTGCAACTTTGTCTGCAATGTCCTTAAAGTCCATCCTACATTCCTTGTGTCTGTATATCTCCCATCTGAGCTGGCTCTGTTCCAACTCTTCCGATTTGAGCGTTTTGCATTTGTTGAATTTGGAATGTATATTGTGCAGCGTACTTTTCCATTCTTGCTGCAAAGGCTTCATCGGACTGCAAGCGTTGAGCAATATCTGGCTGAGAAGTATACTGCTGAATAACTTGTAGTGCAATCTGAGCACCGTTAGGACGTGCCGGCATTTCGATACCAGCAAAGATCTTAGCGAGATCATCAGTTACTTGGCGAACCACTTGTTCTTGAGCCGCTTCAACGGGTTGAAGTACACTATCCGCGAGAACCGGATCAACAGCAAAAGCAGCACTGTCAAGAAGACTGTTAATATCGATTCGACCATTACGATCCAATTGCGTAAGTGAAACCATAGCTTGGAGTTTTTTCTCCTGGGTTTCTGGGTCATTATTAAGAACATCAAAATCTATAATTATATCAAAGTTTTCATCTGGGTCACCTTTATCAAACATTTGAGGATCTGGAGATCCGGTAACTCTAAAGAAAGTTGAGTCCGGGCCAAAACGCTGATAACATCTGTAGCACATTTGTAATACTTCAGCAGCGTGATGTAAGAACTTATCAACTAAGAACTGTTTGCGAATTTGACTTATTTGTGATGTTTCGTCTAATCCACATAATCTATCCGCTTGCTCCTCCATAGTTCTCTCAATCTCAATAGAACCTGTAGGAGGTGGCGGAGTAGGTGCAAAGTCTAAGTCTCCTTTACGTCTGTAAGGAATCATTCGACCTGGGCCCCAATCTGTTGGTGCTTGTCCAACTGGGTGTAAAATCGGAGGTAGTGTAGCTAGTGAGTTTCTATCTATACGAGAATCTCTTTCTACCTTGACTTGATTCTGTATACCACGAAGTACATCTGGTATAGTTTGCACATCATAAAGTCTTTTACTATCTTCAGATATTTTGCTAACTACTACTGGATAATCTTCGTATCCATTCAATAATTCAAATTTTGCAAACCCAGGAGTTGTTTCGTCACCACTGAAGTCCTTATGGAATACAGTACAATAAATACCTTCGGATCCATCTTCTCTATCTATGAGACGTTGGTATCCGTAAACTATTTCAATTAACTCTTCTGCTTCGTATGCATTGTCAGTGATTGTTAAACTTCTACGGCCTTCTTGTTCTCTCTCAATGGAATCAATATTTACTCCTCTGTACTTATCGATAACGTGCTCTACAAAGTCTGCATCCCAGCCATCTGTTGTTACTTTGTTGAGTAACTCCTGTGCTGTATAGTAAGTCTTCCAAAAACAATACGGTGCTCTTTGAGGATCTGTTACATAAGGAGGAAAGAAGAAGTCACCATCTGGTGCTAATGTCTTTACCTCTGGAGCATTTACTTGTCTTCTTACAACAGGTAATTCTGCTTGACCAATATTTCGTAAATCTTTAATAGCTTTTTTTGCTCTTCTCTTACTTAGAGTTGGAAAAGCATCCATCAATAAATCTATAACAATATCGTCCTTGTCTCCTTCTAGGATAAATGTAGAAACTTCTGGATTGATTGCCGCGATTTGATTTATATCAAGTAACTGCAAATAACTTCTATCTTCTCTTTGCCAACCTACATATGTGATAAGTAGGCCACGCTCTAACAAATAGTTAGCTCCTAGCTCCATCTCTTTCTTAAATCTTGGAATGTATCCAGAGGATACCATCCACTTGAGAAAACCAGATACCAACTTGCTTCGTGCTATATCAGAACTTTCAACTGGAAAAGCACGAATATTAGCCCGATTAAGACTAGACATAAATAGAGCAACAAGCCTTGTAATTCGTTCATCGATAGTGTGTGCCTCCATATCAGCAGCTCCTTCCCAAGGAAAGGCATCCGCTCCGTGCTTCCTGTGGTCACGGCTTTTACCCGGCCACCAGTTACGGCGGTCATCATAGCTTGTTCTGCACAAATCAAAGTAAGCCTCTAGTTCGACTACAGTTTGATCGTATGCATAACGGAGTGTTTTGATATCGGGCTCTTTCTCTTTATAAGTAAGAGCTTCTGAGATTGAGTCACTTTGCATAGTTTATTTAATATAATATCATATATATCAACTACCTCATCTTCGGATGAACGTAACTGTACTTTGGTTCGTTACCACTAGTATCACATTCTATGTATATTACCTTATTATCTAACATACCTTTCATTCGTGCTGGTATTGATACCTTGACCTTTTGAGCTATGTCTTTGATATATGCAATGACGAATCTAGGATTCATAGCTGGGTGCAATACCTTGCCTCTGTAAAGAACAGGCATCGCTACCAAGTCCTCCATCATCCTTTGTCCGTCTTCATCGAGCCATAGGTTTTTACCTTTACCCGATACCATCTCTTCTTCTAGATTGTCGAAAACAATCTTCTGTGCATCCTCAAATGGAATGCCGTATTCTTCTGCTATATTAGTTAGTCGCTTTTTTGGCATTAGTAGCCTCCTTTATTTTGTGTTGTTGTTAATAAACTCCTCGCATCAATATGATCCGGCCCTTCTCCAGCATTTGCCATTCGTAGATATCTAATGACATCGAAGAAGTCCTTGAGGGGTTCATCAGACTTTCCACTTGAGTTATAGTTAATTAAAGAATCTATTAGGTTTCCACAATCTGTGTGGATGTAGCACATCGGCTGGTTTGCATCATCAATCTCTACATTTGGGTTGTAACTAAACCACTCGTCCAATGCATTGATACCTAGCTCTTCCTGTCTACCATCACTAGGAACAAAGTGCATACCGTAATCGTAAAATGCTGTAAAGAGATCATCATTGTTCTCATTCTCTCTTGCAAAGTACCTAGAGTCACCTATACGCTCTATGACTTCTATACCTAGCTCTTCTTCTATCTCTGTGAAGAGCTCAACATAGCCTTCTACATTATATCCCAGTTTTTTGGAGGCTGGCCCGAAACGCCACTTTGGATCGCCGAAAACTGCCCATTCACCAAATGTATCACGGTCTGGCCACTCTCGTCTAATAAATACTCTACCGTCTCGATCCACTCCCGCCCATATCGCAACATAGTTTCTTGCTCCGGCGGGGTCGACCACCATATAACAAGAGTAGTTGGACTTATCAGAAATGTCCGGGAAGGTTCTTCCTCTTTTGTTTGGTTTTTCAGATAATACATTGATCTCAGTGTTAAATAATGGTAGCAGACTTGTCATTGACTTCACTGGTACTCCGTACGCACGCACCAGTATCTCATCTTCGGGCCGGCCTTTCAAGTCCTTTGCAATACGCTCGTAACCTCCAAACGGGTTCTCGTCCGAATGTAAATACACGACACCAGCATCTCTGTCTGGACTATACTGCTCTATAGGTACTTGTCTATCCCTCAAAAGTTCAGCACCTCTGGTTTGTATTGTTTCTGCGCCCTTCAGATACTCGCTGATAAACGGTGTATATCCATCAATCGGTGTAAAACCTATAACCAACTTAGAGTTTCTTGTAGCAAGACGGAAACGCAATGTGTTTACTAGACTAGCGTCTCCTAGGTATTCGTCCAACCAGGCTCCTATGTTCAAACCATTAGGGTTCTTGAAGCCAAACTCAAAACCCTCTAAGATAGTCTGATTGTTACTAAACTGTGTATAAGTCTTAAAGTCTACCCTAGTCCTAGTATCCGGAAAGATAAACGAAGAACCTGTAAATCCATTCTGCATAGAGAAGTTGATATAGCCTTCATTGCTCTTAGTCTTACGTCTGAACTCCTTTGGCATCATCTCCCAGATTGCTGCTTGTTGAATCTTAACTGATGTATCTGCGTTCTGACTGAAGCATACTATGTGGCCGTCTTCATTCTCCATCACAGCTTTCATTACCATCTTAGCACAACCTGTGGTCTTGCCGGATCTATTCCCGCCGAGTACCAGACATTCGTTGTATTGGGACATAGAGCTATCCATACGCTCCCAGCCAGCCAAGTCAAACCCGTACCTCACGGGATCATCCAAAGACGCTTGTATCCTACCTTCGTGTGCTTTGTAGAGCTGTTCTAATAATCTAGGGTCGCTCTCACCTAGCATTACTATCTCCTCGTCAGTAGGAGGTGCCAAGAAAGGATGCTTAGAGAAAGTCAGCTCCATCAGCTTCCTCCTCTTCTTCTGTTTCCCATACAATATCTAGGCCATCCATATGGCCGTCCATATCTTTTTGGGTTTCCGTTACAAGCATACGGCCGACTCTATGATTACTATAGTCATAGAACAAGTCACCGTCATCATCCATAACTATAAACATATAGTTACTAAAATGCTCACCGAGGTTTCCTCGGATGCGGTCAAAGAGGTCATCGTAGTCAGAATCAATCATCTGTATCTTCTATTATCTCCACCTCGTCAACTTTCTTCATCTTGGCCAAACGCTCCTTTGCAGCCTTCAAAGTATCCTCGTAGTCCTCCTGCGTAACTACCTTACGCTCTTCCGTGATCTGTGTAGCCTCACCTCTGGATGTCATAGTCTCCCGGAATGCATTGCTCTTTGCTATAGATAGCTCCTTGAGATCCCGGAACGTAACCTCCATCTCTGGGTCGTTCTGCATCCTGTCCCGCACTTTGTCTACCAAATCTTCTTCTAAGCTACTGAGGTTCATATAGTTACGAGCCGCAATCTTGCCCGCGACCTCTCGCAACTTGCCCAGATGGTCTGCGTAGTCTACCAGCACCTGGATAACAGTATTGCGTGGTATCTTCTGCTTCTCGACAATATGAGTCTGACTTTTGCCAATCGAGTACAAGTAAAGTATCTTTGCAACCTTTTCTGGATTATGACGAGACAAACTCTTGACTTTCATAAGTTCTTTATCAGCAGCAACTTCTGCTATAGCATCTGATATATCCTGGGCTAACTTGTCTTTCTCTGCGCTCATATGCACACGGTTGTATGGTAGTGATTGGTATTTGTCAAGTATATGGCCTATGAGAAGAGTATTTTTTTAAGGGCTATATTATGAATATACATATCTGTATAAAGCAGAATCTGCAATGCCCTCCTCCCGTGTTGTATATAGTAAACAAATGTTCACTAGTGTGCAATAATGGAAAAATTTTGCATCTTATGACTCTTTTTATTATTTTTGCGATAGTTTATATATCTCACAAAACAAAACGCCTTATAGAGCATTTTAAGCCCGTTAAAAACCTATCTCTTTTACCAGTTTATATATACTAATAAAGTAAAAAAGCACAAAAAAAGACCAGTCGTTTAAACTGGTCTCCTTAAATTATTTTAAGCTTTTTAAACTAAAACTGTATTTTCGGTTTTTTCTTCCCATTCACTCAATGCATCATTGATTCGATCAGCAAATCCAGCGTGTGGATGGGAATAATCGGAAACATAGTCAAGATTATTATAATCTGGATGTTCAACTTGTAAATATAAATAAGCGATACTGTTTTCGTCATCTCTTACCTTAAGAGTAAGATATTCATATTCTAATAAATGATCTATGATCCTATCATTAGAGCTTTTAAATATTAATCCGTGTTTTCTTAATATGTTTAATAATTTATTTAATGCTGTTTTTTGTGATAATTTTTTCATAAGGCTTTTATTAATGCAAATGATAATTAACATTGTCAACGTTTTTATTCCAACAAGCACGGCAATCTAGACATTTGTTGCCTTGCTTACTGGATGGACAATTAAAAGAGCTTTTAAAGCCTACACTAGAGCCAGTACAGCCAAGCCTTTTTAATTCCTTAGGATTTAAGGCCGATCCAATAAAGAAAGCACTTATCCTTATGTTTAAATTATCAGGAATAACATTGCCGTCATTAATATAGTCTTTTATTATCTTAACTTCTCTAGATGGTAGCCAAAACTTTATTTGTGGTAGATTGTTAGCAATCTGGACAATAGCTTTTAAATGGTCTATTGACTGCAAATCGCCAGAATCGTGCCAACGAAAAAAACCACTTTTCTCTTTACGGCTTATTAATTCCGTCATTAATTCTGTCCATTTATCAAAGCCTAAACTATTCATTTTGTTTAAACGATTAAATAAGGCTTCTTTTACATTTGGAAAAACATATCTACCTTTTAATGCATAGCACGATGAACAAGTAGAGTTTTTCTTTAATCTTAGCTTACTTCCCGTTATGCATTTTTGTGCAGGAATCGAGAAAGAGTAAGACGGCATTTTA